TTCATTGGAAACGGCAGTGTTTAGAGAAGCATCAGCGGAAGCACGAACAGACTCTTCATCAGAAACTCTGGTGGTTAGAGAGGTATCAGCAGAGGTACGAGCAGAAACTTCATCAGACAATTTGCCTAGAATAGAAGTATCAGCAGATGCTCTTGCAACCACTTCGTTAGAAACGGCAGTGTTTAGAGAGGCATCAGCAGAAGTACGAACAGACTCTTCAGCAGAAACTCTGGTGGTTAGAGATTCGTCAGCAGCAGTGCGGAGAGAAGCTTCTGTAGATAATTTAACGAGAACGGAAGCATCGCCGGATAGTCTGGAAGAAGCCTCGTCAGATACTGCAACTGCTAGAGAAGAATCTCCAGCAATACGAGAAGAAACTTCTGAAGACAATTTTACGAGAACAGAATCGTCAGCAGATACTCTAGCAGAAGCTTCATTGGATACTGCTACTGCAAGAGAGGAATCTCCAACAAGACGAGTAGAGGCTTCTTCAGATAATTTAACCATAACAGAAGCATCACCAGAGATTCTGGAAGATACTTCATTAGATACGGATACTGCGATAGAAGAATCTCCAGCAACACGATCTACAGTCTCGGTAGAGACACGAGTGGTTAGAGAGGTATCAGCAGAAGTACGAGTGCTAGACTCAGCAGAGATTGCAGCTTCAACAGAAGATGCATCTGCAACAACAGACCAGTCTGCCTTTAGAGCGCCGTCTGCATTGGTGTCAAGACCGCCTGTTCCAAAGCCATTGCGAGCTTCAACAGTAAGCTGATCACCTGAAATTTTGGTATTAAATGTTCTTGCCATTTTATTTCCTAAATATTTTTTTAGTTTTATATAACATCACTATAACTACAACTTTTATCAAGTCATAAACTACATCTATTATAATATATTAAAGTGTAAAGCCAAAATCTATTAACCGATGTTCCTGGGGGTATTACATTATGACTTAACTTTGTACCAAAGGCCCAAAGTATTAGTAGAAATATGGCCAAAAATTAATTTTTATATAACATTTTTTTTAAAGTTCTTACATTATTATCAAATCTACAAAAATCACTATTAAAATAATCAATTGAAAGTAAAGATGCTTTCTCATCCTGATCTTCAAATATAAATTCAAACTTCCCAGTCAAAGCCTTATTACAACGAATAAGCACTAATCCTTTCATTGTTAAAAAGGCTGCCAGAGATAGATCTGATGTTATAAAAGTTTTTTTTTCCATATACTCACTTCACTTCTTGTTTCTATTGTTTATATTTATATTGAGCCAATATAAATAGAAATTATATTTGGCTCAAATCATTTAATCTAAATAGTTATAATTATCAACATATATTAATTATTCCTCTGTCTTATTTGAAGGTTTCAAGGAAGATAGTTCCTTGTCAAATTCAAAAAAGTCAGAAATAACATTGTCAGTATTTAAATCGCTAACATCTACATAGTTAGGCTCTCTTCTTGTTGGTAATTTGTTTTTTACTTTAGAATTTTTATTTTCCGATGCAGCAAAAAATTTAGTTCTATTTCTTAATTGGTTTTTTGTCATTTTTTCCTCTAAATCAAAAAAAAACCGGACAAGTCTCCTTGTCCGGCCAGATAAATCCTATCTAATTAGATTAGATAGATTCAGAACCTTGAACGGTTCCAGCGGAGACGCCTCTGGGGTTTACGATACCGATACCAATCATTTCGGAGATAACCCAGCCGAGCTTGAGTTGTTTAGGCTCATCAGCAGGTAGAACTTCGATGTCTTGACGGATGGGCATTACACCAACGAATTCGGGTTCTGCGGTTGCGAAAGCCTTGCCAGCAGGAACAATCTTAGATACGATGATATCTGCACCAAAGATTTGTCCGTAAAGACCAGTCTGAAGAATTTCTCTCTGGGTGACAGGATCAACCTGAGAAGCACCAGTAGAACCAGCAGATTCCCAGCTTAGAATATCAGTGAATTCATTGATGTTCATGAAATACTTGGAGGTAACCAAGTCCCATCTGTCAATCTGACGCTTGAGAGCAAGCATACCATTCTTGCTGAGCTTGCCGCTAACAGTAGAATCGGTTAGATCTAGTCTTTGAGCGGTGTTTTCTCCGCCCTTGGTGGTATCAGATGCGAAATCAAGAGCAGCAAAGACGTTGGCATCTTCTTGTGCTTGGATTTCTTGACGAGCCTTCTGTTGAGCACGGTCAATGACATTGAAACGTCTGCGCTTGACTTCGGAAATACGAACAGTGGGGTTACTTACAATTTCAAAGTCAGGAACGGTAACGCGGTCACCGAAAACACGGCTTTCTGGAACAGAGCCGTTAGAAGAGATAACGACTGCGGCGACATCAATATCGCGGTCATAAACAGGAAGGGCTCCTTGAGGAAGAGGATCAACTACAAGTGCCTTACGTCCAACACCAGAGTAGTCCAAGTTTCTACGGATAGGAGTGGCCATAGCTTGACCTAGAGCAATCTTACCTTCTTGGGTAAGCAAAGCTTGCTTGATCATTTCATCGCGTTGGTCATCATTCAAAGAAGGACCAGAGGCAATAGTTGCATTAGAAGGCTGAAGTTCCTCAATCATAGATGCATACTTGACGATCTGCTGAAGGGCTTCCTTTACGTTTCCGGCATTCAACTCGCCGTGAGTATTAAAAATGTTTGACATGATATTTATTTCTCCTAATATATTGTTGATTAAGCAGATGCGCCTAAGAGGTAAACAGCGTAATACTCTGTGGTTGAAGCGGAGCCAGTTGCTGCTGCGGCAGAAGTGGAAACCAAAGAGCTATCAGAAACAGTATTTAGGAATACTGCTGCTTGAACTCCATTAGATGCAAATACTTTGGTTAGTTTACCTGTGGCATTCTCGCCATAAAGTTTGGTATTTACTGTAGAAGGAATATCTGTTCCTGTAGAGGAAACAAATGCGTCTACAGTTACACCGTATAGTCCAGGCATAGTCCAAAGAGTTGCCTTTCCAGAACCGAAAGAGGTTCTTGGACCGATAACAACAATTCCAGCAGCAGAAGAGGAAGCAACTCCTGATGCGAAACCAGTTCCTTGACCAACAGTGCCGCCAATTACGGAACCAAAAGAAGTACCGTAACCAGTGATACCATCGTCAACTAGACCGTAAAATTCTCCTGCTGTTGCTTTTCCACCAGTAACCTTAACGTTCTGGGTAATGGAACCACCACCTGCATCGGCAGCGTAGTAATCAGCGGAGCCAGTTGTAGTAAAAATTCCTACTTCGCCACCAACAAAGTTGGCCGCAAAGGAATCGAGAAGGTCATATTGACCAATAGGATTGAGTCCAGGGGTAATGGGCTTAAGTGACATATTTAGATCTCCTAATTTAATTTGCTAATTGTCTGTTTGATTAATCTTGAAACATCTTTTTTGTTCTGACTATCAGCTGCTTTCGCGAGTTTTTCAAGATAGCTTATAGTCTGAGCATATTTAGATTGAAAATTTCCACTTGGAGTGTTGGTCGCAACATATATTGATTTCTGTTGCTGCTCTAAGTTATTTTCCACCAAACCGCCCTTACCCATCGCATCAGCTAAAGTCACAGACTTTGGATGACTTTCTAATATAAGATCTTGCCCAGTTTCTTTGTTAAATCCGTATAGATCTTTATAATCAGACGATTTTTTTGGAGGACTCTCATTATACATTCCTGTTAGGCCCGCATAATATGATTTGGTCAACTGATCTTTGAGACCCAAACTGGCATCTCCAAAATAAGAAACTTTTGTTTCGGCAGTCTTTCTAGTTAATTCATGATTAGTAATAGATTTTGATTGTTTTTCCATTTCTGTTTCTTTTATTTTAAATTTATTTTGTAAATTATTAACATCTGATGCTCTGTTTATTTTCAAAGCACTTTTGGCTGTCTTGGCAGAAGTAATGATTGCTCTTGCCAAATCCTGCAAAGATTTGTTGCCTTTCACTAAATCTTCAGTTATTACTCCATCAAAATTGCTGGTATCTATTCCTGATAGTATTGAATTAATGTTTGGATTAATATCTGATAACATTTTTGCAGTATTAGAAATACTTCCAGATTCTTGAATTAATTTTCTGAGTAATCTTCTTTCATTAACAAAAATGTTTGATAGACCAGGCATATTATAAATTTTATCATTCTGCATGACTCCAATCATTTGTTCTAATAATTGATTATTTGAAATATTAATATTATTTCTTGCTTTATAACCTGGATCTTGATCCTTCGGAGCATCACCCGGCGAGACTTTATTTTCCTCAGCTGCTTTATTAATTTTTTCATATTTTTTATAAAGCTCAACTAGGGAATCTGCGGCAGAAGCGATACAATCAATTTCATCACTATAATATTCTGACATGTAATACCACCCAGAAAAGGCTCCTATACCGGCACCCAAAGCAGCACCTAAAACACCTCTTATAGCATATCCTGTCACAGCTCCACCGGCAGCACCTGCCATCCCTGCTTGCAATGAGGTATATCCCCCTAAGTTTTCCCTTGGATTTGCAGCTAGTATAACAAGAAAGTTTTGAAAAGATCCTAATACAGAAGAATCTGATGACAATTCTTTTGCTGATTCTTCATATTCTTTCATTACTTTGTTAAAATTATTGGCGTCCGTAATATCATTGGCTGTTTCAATCTTTAAAAAATTCTCAATATTATCTATAATCTTTTCTCTTGAAAACACAGAAGGGCTGCCTGGGATCAGTTTAATATTATTCAAACAATCAATAGCAGACCTAACTCCTTCAACATGTCTCTCTCCATCTTTGCCAAGCATAGTCGCAATTGAATTAAAAACCCATTTGCTTTGAACAAAATTAATTACAGAGTTTCCTAAGTAAAACGTAAATGCAGTTCCAAGCAAATTTTTGCCTGGAAGACTTTGCATTATATTTTTGCCCATAAGCCGAAGTGTTTCCTGAACACTAAGGTCTTTTTTGTTTTCTAAGTTAGCAGATTGCTGTTTAGTATTATTGTTTTTCGCTTTATTTTTAGATGCCTCTTCAACAGCTGTGGATTCGGCTGCTTTATTTTCTGATTTGGCCACTTCAACAGCGTCAGACCCTT